ATGACGAAGAAAAAAGCACATAAACCTGGTTCAGCGACCATCGCGCTTAACAAGCGCGCCCGTCACGAATACTTTATCGAAGAAGAGTTCGAAGCGGGACTTGCCCTGCAAGGCTGGGAAGTTAAATCCCTGCGCGCAGGAAAAGCCAATATCAGCGACAGCTATGTCCTTCTGCGTGACGGAGAAGCGTTCCTGTTTGGCGCAAACATCACGCCAATGGCAGTGGCCTCCACGCATGTGGTGTGCGATCCTACCCGTACCCGCAAGTTACTTCTCAACCAGCGCGAACTGGACTCATTGTACGGTCGCGTCAATCGAGAAGGCTATACCGTAGTGGCGCTCTCCCTGTACTGGAAAAATGCCTGGTGCAAAGTGAAAATCGGCGTCGCCAAAGGTAAGAAACAGCACGATAAACGTTCAGATATCAAAGAGCGCGAATGGCAGGTGGATAAAGCGCGTATCATGAAAAACGCCCACCGTTAAACCTGCACTCCAATTATTGACCAGTTCCTCACCGCGCCTCCCTCTCCGGCGGCGCGAATGAACATCTTATTGGCTATCACATCCGACACAAATGTTGCCATCCCATTGCTTAATCGAATAAAAATCAGGCTACATGGGTGCTAAATCTTTAACGATAACGCCATTGAGGCTGGTCATGGCGCTCATAAATCTGGTATACTTACCTTTACACATTGGGGCTGATTCTGGATTCGACGGGATTTGCGAAACCCAAGGTGCATGCCGAGGGGCGGTTGGCCTCGTAAAAAGCCGCAAAAAATAGTCGCAAACGACGAAAACTACGCTTTAGCAGCTTAATAACCTGCTTAGAGCCCTCTCTCCCTAGCCTCCGCTCTTAGGACGGGGATCAAGAGAGGTCAAACCCAAAAGAGATCGCGTGGAAGCCCTGCCTGGGGTTGAAGCGTTAAAACTTAATCAGGCTAGTTTGTTAGTGGCGTGTCCGTCCGCAGCTGGCAAGCGAATGTAAAGACTGACTAAGCATGTAGTACCGAGGATGTAGGAATTTCGGACGCGGGTTCAACTCCCGCCAGCTCCACCAAATAAATCAAGGGGTTACGTGAAAGCGTAGCCCCTTTTTCTTTAGTAGTGGCGGCAAAATGGCGACAGACTTTTGCGTCTATCTTGCCTGTCGCCATCTTGAAATCATGCAAAGAGGTTTCACATGGAAGAACTTCACTTTGTTTACATCAATGCAAATGGTCGTATCGGTGTTCACTCTATACAGAGCATCAGTTATAGCGAAAATCATATACAGGGCATTTGTAAGAACACCGATCGAATAAAAACCTTCCGAAAAGACCGCATTCTTAAACAGTACGATTCACCAGAACAAGCCATTCAGGAGTGCGCGTCATTCCTCCCCGAAAACTACTCACATCTCACCAAGCAGTCTGGTCCGAAAAAAAATACATTCGATGTGTGTTTCACCGGATTTAAGAAAGCAGATAAAGAAAGATTGGTTGATAAGGCGAATGAACAAGGATTAACGGTAAGAACCTCTGTAACCCAAAGCCTTCAGATGCTCTGTTGCGGTTACAATGCAGGCCCATCAAAAGTATCGGCAGCCAGGATGAAAGGCACAATCATCATAGATGAGCCTGGCTTTATACATTTTCTTGAAACGGGTGAGATCCCAGATGAATAAAAACCTGCCGTAGCAGGTTCTCTTTCTCAAAAATTCATATGCCCCTGACCACCTGGCAATGGATGTGGAGGAGCAGTAGCAATCAGTGCGGGTGTCACAATAAACCGGACCACTGTTTCATGGGTAACAAAAGTACTCCCGCAGTTAATATTTTGGCACTGGCAGTAACGCTCTTTGGTGCTTTCAGTTACTTGAAAACTGCTCCTTGTGTGTGCCGCATGACCACACTTTGGACAATTCATCATATCCAGATCCCTACCTTTGCTATCAGAATCATTGTAATGATACACAAAATATCAATATTGAGAACACTTTATTCCATTTCAAGATCATCAATCTTCACTTCGAGTTCAATACTGGTTGTAAAACCGTTATCCGGGCTGACGGTATGTGTCAGAGTCGTAATGGTCCATTCCGCATCATCTATCGGCTGTTTAAAACCACTGACCTTCACAGGCATTTCCGTGTAGAGATCTGCCCGCCCTTCTGCCAGTTGTAGAGAAAATGACGCAACGCCGCGTTGCAGGCGTTCCCACTGCATTTTCGCCGCTCGTTCGGCGTTGCTCCGGTTGGCATAAGTGCGATTAAGTACCAGCACGTTTTCATCCGTACCCACCAGGTAATCGCCCTGCTTCGCTTCTGGCTCTTTCTTCTGCTTCTTAGTTCTGCGCTTACGCTTCACCGTGGTGCTTTCTTTCTTCGCAGGTTCGCGGGTATGCAACCAGCTGGCAATTACGCCCGTGTAGGCTCCGCGATCTGCCAGGGTAAATCGGTGACTGTCGCCGTCCTTGCGTGTGATAGTGATCACTGGCAGAGGTTTACCAGTGGCGCTTTTGCCCTGCCCCTGCCGGATGAATAACAGATTGCCATTTTTCACCGACGCGATGGCACCGTACTGTCGCGCCAGCCGCATCAGAAAACTGCCGTCACTCTCATTAGTCTGGTCTATATGCTCCACGGGCTTATCCGACAGGTCTTTACCCAGTGCCATCTTCAGCTTGTGCCGCGCGGCTATTTCCTTCACCACTTCCCCGACGGTGGTCTTATGCCACGATTTTTCACGGCGGGTATTCAGCGTTTCCCTAAAATCCGCACTTCGCGCCCGGATAGTCAGGCGATCCGGTGCACCAGTGTGTTCAATCTCGTCCACCGTGAATGCCCCTTTCGGGAAAAGCGGCTGCCCCTTCCAGCCCAGCGCCAGCGTAATGACCGCACCACGGCGCGGCAGCACGATTTTTCCGTCGGCGTCGTCCAGCTCCAGATCAAGCTGGTCCGCTTCAAAGCCCCGGTTATCCGTCAGCGTAAGCCCCATCAGGCGTTTGTCCAGCACAGTGGTGATATCCTTCCCCTCAATACTGATGCTGAATGCGGGAGTTTTGTTGCCTTTGTTAAGCAGTTCAGAGCTGAAATTCACGACAGCAGCCCTCCCACCGTTTTACTGATATCGCTTAAGGCAGACGTTGCCGTATCCTGCAAATTATTCAGCTGTGCACTGAGATCACCGAACATATCGGACAGGGATTCATCCACCCGTTTGAGCGACAGGGTAAACTCAATCCGGCGCGGCATACCATCGCGGAAAAACTCCGTTTTAGTCTGATTCAGTCCCTCAATCACATACATGCCGTAAATCGTGCCGCTGCCTTCAATCAGGGGCCATGCTTTTCCCTGTTCTGCCATCTGCTCCAGAGCCAGCAACGACAGCCTGCCGCCCGTTATCTCCGGCATAAGAACACCAGAAAGCGTCAGCATGTCGTTGTCCGGTCCCAGAAATTGCGTGGACGGACGACGGTTTACCCGGCTGTTTGCCGCATGTCGCCAGCTGCGTTGATACTGCAGTTCCTGATACGGAACGGTGCGCAGCATAAACACGTACAATCCCAGCACCATCATCATGCGTCGTATCCCCCCTGATCGCTGTAGTTACTCCTGGCTTTTGCCTTCAGCCTGCGTTCACGTTCATCAAGCTGGCGTGCCACCTCCCGCGCAATATCCTGCGCACTTTGTCCTGGCTGCGTCTGAATGATGATCTGCGTCGGTGCCTCAATCCGGTGAACGGGCGGTACAGTGGCTGCACGACTCACCATCGCTTCGCCGCCTTTCGCGGGAAGTGCCAAAGGATGCAACGGTGGAAGCTCTGCAGGCGCGGCAGCAACGCCCATCATTTCGGCAACAACGGCAGCCAGTGCAGCTGTATTTCTCCGGCTGGTCACATTTGCCGGGCCGTTAACAATTTCCGGCCCGTTTTCACCGACGATGCCAAACTGCCCGCGCGGGATATAGCCGCCGCTGTCATACATCCCCGCAAAGCCATATCCCCATGACGGAAAACCACCCGGTGGCATCATCACTTTACCGTCTGCATTCACCGTCGCAGGTTGCTGACGCGTCACTCTTTCCGGCAGTTTCGCCTTTGCAGCCTCTTTACTGACAATGCCGAGTTTCTCCAGCAACCAGGAAACGCCGGATTTCAGGGAGTCCAGCGGATGCATGACCATATTCAGCCCTTCCGCCAGTGCCTCCCCGAATCGTCGCCCCATTGCCGCTGCACTCTGCAGTTCGGCAGAGGTCGACTTAACGGGCGTCAGCAGATCAGTAAACCAGCCCCACAGCGCCTGTACTTTGTCGCCAATCCACTGGAACACGGGCTTAAGCGGTTCGAATGCTGCACTGACGGGACCTGCCGCCGCTTTGAATCCTTCCACCACGCCACCAAGAAATGCGGTGATGGGTTGCCAGTATTTCCAGACAACCAGCGCCACGCCCGCCAGTGCAGTAACCACAAGACCTATCGGACTGAGCAGAGCACCTAACAGACCAGATACGGCATACAGGGCAACGCGCAGCATCGCCAGTGGACCAGATGCCAGTACTCGCAGCACCGTGCCTGCGGAGGCCAGTCCACCGCGCAGTACCGCCAGAGGATTCATAAACATCACAGCAACAGCACGTAAACCGGATAATCCAGACCGCAAAAGTGCAACCGGCGCACCTGCTACAGTTTTCAGGACATTTCCCGTCAGTGATGCCGTGCGGCGCAAAGACGACAACGGTGCAGTAAGTAAACCTGCGGCGTTGCCCGATGAAGCAAGCCCGCGTCGCAGCAGTGCAAGTGGTGCGCCAGCCAACCAGGACAACGCGCTGCTGGTTCGCGTTACTGCTGCCGTAACGGAAGGTAACGTTTTGATACCCAGCACAGAGAATCCCAGACGGATGACTGCCAGCGGCCCCAGCACAGCAGCCAACACCACAGCCAGGGTGCCGAGGCCCACAGTAACAGCAGCCACAACCGCGGCTACTTTCATCAGTGTGCCCGTCAGTTCAGGGTTAGCTTCCACCCAGCGACGCAACGCCCCCGTGATGCTTTTCACCGTGTACAGAATATCCATCAGCGGCTGGCGCAGCGTTTCGCCCAGGCTGCTGAAGGTGTTCTGCGCTCCGGTTTTGACCAACAACCACTGCGCAGAAAGTGAGTCCTTGTTAATGTCGGATTCTTTCTGCATCGAACCGAGCGCATCATTGCCCGCTGTCAGTTTTAGCTGGCGCTGCAGTTCCGGCAGGTTGTTTGCCAGTTTCGCCGCATCATCGCCAAACTCTTTACCAAACAACATGGTCATGGCAGACAAGCGCTTATCCTGCGGCAGTGCGTTCACCTTCTCCAGTACGCGCTGGATAGTTCCCATCGCATCCTTCGTCATCTGCTTTTCAATCACTTCAGGATTGAGTTTCAGCAGATTCATTCCTTCAAAGAAACTCTTGCTTTGCATGGTCGCAATGGACAATTCACGCACCATCGCGTTGGCAGCACTGGCAGCGACCTCCGGCGCAGCCCCCAGTGTCAGGAAGGTGGAACCCAGCGCCGCCGCTTTACGATAATCCAGACGATCAGCCACACCGCCCAGGCGTTGCATGACATCAATGATGTCTGCCCCTTTCGACATAGCGTTATCATCCAGATAGTTCAGCGCATCACCGAGCTGTTCAATATTGCGGGTTGGTATTTTGTAGAGCTGGGCGATTTTCCCCAGACTTTCTGACAGTTCATCCGCTGGCAGCTCAAAGGCTGTTGCCGCCTTTGCTGCCGTACTGGCGAAGGCCAGCAGGTCACGTTTCTGGTCCTCCCAGCTGTCGTCAGGGTTTGCCACATTCATGCGCGCACCACCTTCAACCAGTGCGGCGAAGTCCACAGCACCGTTTTCCATTGGCAGCTGTTCACTGGCAGCTTTGATGGCATCCTGCATTTCGTAAAAACGCGCAGTGCGGTTGCCATTATCGTCACGCAGACCATTGACCTGCTTTGCCACACCTTTCATGGCATCTTCCATGCTGGTATAGCTTTTTACCGCCGCCATCACTGGCGCGCCCATTGCCAGCCCTGCAGCCGTGGTGGTGGCTCCGGCTCCTGCGATGCGATCGCGCACTTCAAGCCGTCTTGAGTATTGTTCTCTGGCAGCGTTCATCCGTGCCTGTTGTTCACCCAGACGTTTAAGTGCTTTTTGCTGGCCCTCTAGTGCCTGACGAGTTTCTTCGGCATTTTTCTTAAGTTCTCGCTGGGCACTACTGAGTTGTCTGGTATCAATCCCTGATTCTTTAAGTGCCTGACGTTGTCTCTGGACCGCCCCCAACAAGCCGTTATAGGTCTGCTGAAGTTCCTGTACTCGTGTTTTGGCCTGACTGAATAACTTTGCCTGCGCGGCGGTTGGCCTGTTAGTGGCAGCAAATTGTGTGGCGAGTTTTGCCGCCTCTTCGCGGGCTGCGTTCAGGTTGTTGGCTGTTATGGCTAGTTGCGAGCGCGTCTTGCGAAATTCATCAATTCTGCCAGCCTGCTTATTCAGTTCTTTGAGGCTGTTTCGGGTATTCTGAATTGCGCCAGCCAGCTCTTTCGAACTGGCCTGTGCAGCACGGAATGGGCGGGTGAGTTTGTCAACCGCATTAAGAATGACCTGCAGGCGCAGGTTATTATCACTCATCGTTGGCCCCGCTTCTCTGAATCGCTTTATACCGCCATTCCAGCACTTCGGTCAGCGGCATAACGTCAGTAACGGATGGCGGCCAGTGAAAGATGGTGGCGATATCAGCCACCAGATCGTCAACCGTCAGGCTGTCGGTAAACCGGCAAGCACCGACTTCTTCAACAAAAAAGTGACAACCTCAACCGACATGGCAGTGAGATCTGCCGGGTCCATCTCTGCAATTTCCTGTGCAGTCAGTGCCGGACTGGAGATGCGGGGGATCACGGTCATCATCGCGTTCACATCCATATCCATAATGGCCTGCAGGCGTGTACCGCGCAGCGCACCGGACTGCGGTTTACGCAGCACAATTTCGGTGATTTCTGTTTTACCGCGCTTGATGGGGGTATCCAGTTGAATAGTCTTTTCAGTCTGCTTATCGCTCATTTTGCTGTCCTGTAAATTGGGTTCTGGCGCGGTATCCCGCGCCGTTCAGATACATCAGAGGCCGAGGGCGTTGCGGTGCGCTTCCATCAGGTCCACACCGTCCACAATTTCCACCATGTTGATAAGGTCCACTTCATAGAGCACCTCACCATTTATAGTCAGCTTCGCGTAGCTGTTGGTACTGGTCACTTTGGTGGTGTTGCTTTCGCCCGTCTTCCACTCGCCGGAATCCACTTCTTTGTGACGTCCACGCACCACAAGCTCCACGGCCTGCACTTCCCCGGTATCGTCACGCTGGATAGAGCCGGTAAAGCGCAACTGGATACCATCCACCGTGGCTTTGCCCATCTGCTTAAACAGCAGCAGTTCAGTACCACCAATGGAAAATTCCGTATCCAGTGCGCCGTCATCCAGCCCCAGATCCACATCCACTGCACCCGGCATTCCGCCGCCGCGATACTTCTCATATTTGCGGGTAAATTTCGGCAGCGTCAGCGACTCAACGATCCCCTGCCAGTTGTTCCCGTCATTAAACAGGTTCAGGTGTTTTAATTTGCGTGGTAAAGCCATGTTGTCCCCTTACGCGCTGACCTGGCTGGAGAAATTCACCAGGTACTGATCGGTGATGCGCTGACGCAGCATCAGGTTTTCAAGTGGCGGCACTGGCGTGTAGTCGTAGTCGATGGTGAGTTTTCCGGTTTTCAGCGTGTCTTTGTCGTTCACCGACTCATCCAGCCAGCAATCACCACCAATGAGATAGCCCTGACTGACCAGGCTGCGCATTTTGGCGCGGATACCCTCGATAATGTCGCGGGCCAGCGACGGATTCAGCGGTTTATCCACCGCCCACATGTGCGCTTCTGCCATCGTGTCCGTCAGCACCTGCGCCGTGCGGGTGTAGTTTTCGAAGGCAAAGAGTGGGTCATCACTCAGGCAGCGGGAACCCCAGAAGCGAAAACCGTCTTTGCGGATAAGGGTGGTGACGTCGTTCTGGTTCAGCAGTCCCGCATCGGTTGCCGGGTCCTGCAGATCCCAGAACACATCAGCAGAAATTCCGGTGACACCGTTAACGCCCACGTTGGACAGGCTTTTGTGCCATCCGGTCTGCTCGTCAATTTTGGCGCGCAGACCAAGCGCACGGGCGGTGGCATAAGCCGTTGCTTCGGCATTCAGCACCGTGTCCCAGCCAGTAAAGTCGGGCCAGATCAGCATTCCTTCACGCTGACTGAAGTTTTCACGGTAAGTGATTGCTTCCTGCACCGTCTTGCAACCATACGCTGACAGGTAAGCAAATCCACGCAGGCTTTGCGCCACGCTCAGCAACTCAGTAGCTACCGCCTTCGTGTCGTGACCTGGCACGCCGAGAATGCGCGGTTTAACGCCGAGCTGTGACTGGGCAGATAACAGGGCTTTCATGCCTGTTTTTTTACCTTCAGCGGTCACTGCTCCGATGATATTGGTCGTGGTTTCTTCTTCCGTTTCACCCTGCGGCACACGCACAACAACGGTCACGGGTTTTGCCTGGTCAGCGATGGCATCCAGCGAACGAGCCAGCGTGCCTGACTCACCCGCTTTACCGCTGGCAGTCAGCACATCAGTGATCAGCACGGGTTTATTAAGAGGAAACATTTTTGCATCGGCATCATCGCCCGTGCAGACCATACCCACGATGGCGGTGCTCACCGTGGTAATGGATCGGGTGCCTTCGTTGACTTCAACAACGCGCACCCCGTGGTGGTAATCCTGAGCCATAGTGGCGAACCTCCTGATTGGATTAGGCTTCGCCCTATGTTGAAGTGATTGTGCCTGACAAACAGCTAAGCGCAGTTGTACCGTTATTCACACAAAATGACGGTATTTGTCTGCTTTCAGGGATAATCAAAATAAAGCTGATTCAGGGAGATTTATTGTTCTTATTTGCCGGAAATTTTCGATAAATGGTAGAAACGCCTACATCAAAAATCAGTGCAATACGCTGTCTTGATTCTCCGGCCTCGAGTAAACGCCCAATCTGTGCCCACTGTTCGCTGGTCAACTTAGGACGGCGTCCACCTACTCTGCCTTTAGCACGAGCTGCAGCCAGCCCCGCCCTGGTACGTTCAACTATCAGTTCGCGTTCCATTTCAGCCAGGGCACCCATGACATGAAAAAAGAAACGGCCCATTGGGGTGCTGGTATCAATACTGTCAGTCAGGCTTCGGAAATTCACGCCACGCTGGCGCAGCTCTTCTATCAGCGTAACAAGATGCCGCATACTGCGCCCCAGTCTGTCCAGCTTCCAGACAACCAGCGTGTCTCCTGCCGATAGTGTCCTGAGCAGCTTTTTCAGCCCCGGTCTGTCGGACTTGGTGCCACTGATTTTATCCTCAAAAATCCGCTCACATCCCGCACAGTTCAGTGCATTGCGTTGCAAATCGGTGTTCTGGTCATTTGTTGACACGCGTACATAGCCAATAAGCATGATCATCCCCCTGAATAAAAACCGGAGATGATGCCAGTTAGCCGTTATCTCTGCATTTTCTTAAACGTTCATTTGGAAGAAACGGTAAAACAGGCCGCTGGAGCGATGCAGAAAAGTGCAAACGGTGGTGATATTCAGAATGTGGCCGCTTTCAGAAATGCCCTTCAGCTTGGTACGGCGGCACTGGCCTCTATGGGAGTGGGAAAAAATCAGGTATTGAGTGCATCAGATTTCTCTTTCTTCGCCGGTGGAAATGGCTATTTGTATATTCCTTGTCTTGCAACCACAGATAATCCGGTAAAGATAATGCTGCAGTGGGGAACCATACGGACACGCGGCGGAGAGAATAATATCTACAACCTGCCCTATGCATTTCCAACCGCAGGTCTGTGGGCTATGGGATGCAGAGCAGCGAATGGCTACAGCCAGTCAATGAATGTCAGTATAGAAAATCGGTCTCAAATCAGGATCCAAAACTGGGCGCCAGCAGGGGCGGTGGAAGATTGCTGTTTCTTCGCTGTGGGGTATTTATGAATAAATTTTATCAGGGTGTTTTTTATCCGGAAGCACTTAAAGATGCCTATGTTTCTGCCGGAACGTGGCCGGAACATGCTGCCGATGTGAGTGATGAGGCAATGGCTGTTTATAGCCAGTACCCACCGGAAGGGAAAATGCTGGGAACGGATAATAATGGTTATCCTGTGTGGGTTGACATCCCCTCCCTGTCGCCTGAAGAACGAGTTGCCCGGGCTGAGCAAACACGACGTGATTTACGTACGCGGGCGGATTCTGAAATAGCCTGGCGACAGGATGCTGTTGACGCGGATATCGCGACGGATGAGGAAACCGCCGCGTTGTCTGAGTGGAAGAAGTACCGGGTACTGTTAATGCGGGTTGATACAGCAAAACCCGTATGGCCTACACCTCCGGGGGAACAGGCCAGTTAATATGCTCAGGGTTGGTTGTCACATCAACCGCCTTAACTTCATTCTTATACGCCAGCCATGCCGACAGTTTAGCTCTGTTGGTGTCGCTGATTTCATCCAGCATTAGTTCCGTTCGCCAGTCGAGCATTACCGCGTCAGCATGAGTCAGCAGCTGTTGGCGCACCTGTTCAGCAATGGTGATCAATTCTTCATGGGTGGGCGGCGGGATATCACCCCATGCAGGCAGGCCGTCACTGCCTGCAACTCTCATTTTCCCTGCTGGCGGCACCTGGAATTCGGAGAAAGTATCGTCATCCACCTCAACGCCATTCTCCGGCCATGTTCCGGCAGCAATATATCTGTCTTTCAATGCGAGAGGGAAAAAACACTGCGTTTTGTTGTCAAATATGTACATACATTATCTCCCTATAGCTAAAAACCGGGCGTTAACCTGTCCCGCTGCGGCAAGGACAGGAATATTTCCAGACTGCGCGTAAAAGGCGTTCCATGAGAATTGGTCGTTCCATTCCCCATTTACCACCGTATAAGCCTGGTAGGTTCCTGCCACCTGAAAACCACACACAATGACCATTAAGCATTCGTTTGGAAAGGGTATCGGGAACTTTGAAACGGTTGTACGCCGGTCTTCACATGGTGTGTTTCCCCATTGAAGAATTAGCCCACCAGGAAGATACTGATAGCCATTCACTTCTTGATTAGATAAAAATGCAGACATATCAGGCAATTGCCCTTGCCCGGTTCCTGTGTTTTTTAATGCCGCGTTACCCAAATTCAGGGCTTCTCTGAAGTTTTCAGCCTCTACTCTTTCACCGTTAACACCTGCTTTCAAGGAAAGCAGGTAAGTAATGGCATTCTGGCTCATGACGTCTTTAACTGAATCTCCTCCGCTCTGAAGAACCCTGCTTTTTGCCGCTTCTCCCAAACCAAGGTATGCGAGAAGACCAGCTACATCCTTTCCACTCAAATTGGTAAGCGTATTGTCCAGCGGTTGTTTACCTGCCAGCGCATTAAGCATTGTCGTGGCAAAGTTCGGATCATTCCCCAGTGCCGCCGCCAGTTCGTTCAGTGTATCCAGTGCAGCAGGTGCAGAACCCACCATTCCTGCAATCGCCGATTTCACAAAAGCCGTAGTGGCAATCTGTGTATTGTTGACCGACTGCGCCGCCGTGGGGGCTGTTGGCGTTCCGGTGAGTGCCGGACTCGACAACGGTGCTTTTAGTGCCAGCGCATTGTTAATGGTGGTACTGAAATTCGGATCATTGTTAATGGCTGCGGCTATTTCTTTCAGCGTGTCCAGCGTGGCTGGCGCACCATTAATAAGGGCCGTCAGTGCCGCCTGTACAAACGCAGTGGTCGCAACCTGCGTGGTATTATCCCCCGCCGCTGGCGTTGGCGCTTTGGGGGTTCCGGTAAATGTCGGGCTGGCTTTTGGCGCGTACTGTGAATGCGGGTCCGGTGCGGCAAGATGTTTTGCCATCTGATCATCCGCGTACACCTTCAGCTCCAGTACCTTATCATCCACATACTTGCGGGTTGCCAGCACTACGGCAGGGTCGATGTTCAGGGTGATATTGTCCGTGCTGCTGGTAATCAGCACCATGCGCACGGTCTGAGTGCGCCCGCTACCTTCAGCCAGTTGCGGCTTATAGCTTTCCGGGCAGTTGCCCACGGCAATCAATGCCCCGGACTCATCAAACAAGCCCACTTCACGTATCCACCAACCGCCCTCGTTTTCAGGGATCACCTGTTCGGCAATAATCTGGCTGCTGTTCTGCGGGTCGATATAAAGCATATTCAGCGCAGCCCGGCGTTTCTCATTTACCAGTGCCGTCTGCTTTGCGTCCGGCGTTGGCAATACTCCACCGCCATCGCCCACCGCCATATGGGTAATTTTTAGCGGCACACCGAGCGCGGCGGCGCTGGCAAGTTTCGCCGCGCCAATATCCGTCAGCAGGGTATAAAATTTTGTGCTCATGGATTCACTCTCATTGTGTCAATAACATGGACCGCCCCGCCTTCATGCGCGGTGCCACCGGAAATAATCGTTTCGTTGATATACGGATAGATCGTGATTTCTTCGCCAAGATAGCTGGCGGCTCCCACCCAATGCGGGCCGCTGGTCTGCAGATTGATGGACATGCCGATCATGTGACGGCTACATGGTTTGGCATCGCTTATCAGTCGCTCAAGTTCCAGATAGGTATCTTCAGTGATGCCCTGGTCCTGCACACCAATGTCCAGACGAAACGTGCCCGGTATTTCTCCGGTCTGCCACCACTCAATAATGCGGATCAGGAAGCCGAACGGCTCCACCACCCGCCGTACGGCACTGGTGGTTCCTTTGTGCTGATGAATATAAAAAGCATCCTTCACTACCTGGCGTTTGACGCTTTCTGTCCAGCCCTCGTCCCAGCGATCCACAGAGAACGCCCAGGCGAGATAAGGCAGAAAGCTGACCGGACAGGTAGCCGGATTCCACAAGTCACGCAGCGGCACCTGCAAATCAGAAATCCCGCTACAGGTTTGCGCCAGTCGGCGCTCCAGTGAAGTTGAACCCGGTGGCAGCAGACTATTCATCCGTTCCTCCGTTGGTTACGCTCCACTGCGTACATGATGCCGCCTGTGTTTTGTTCAGGACCACATCCGCCAGCGGAGAAGCCAGTTCCACACGTTGAACACCCTCAACATGCAGAGCAGCAAAGATGGCGCTACGGCGAATATCCCGGCCAAGCCTCGTCTGGCTGGCAATGTACTTCTGCAGACTGGCTTTTGCCGCTGCCATTACCGGCTCTGCTTCCGGTCCCGGATAGAGAAAAATGGTGGCTTCCACGCGATACGGGATGATTTCTGCGCTGCGAACCGTAAGACGGTCAGCCACCGGGCGGACGTTCTCACTGTTCAGAGCTTTTTCCACCACGTCCAGCAGGTCTTTTTCTGCAGTTCCATCGCCTTCGCGGCTAAGGACAGTCAGCACCACCTCTGCAGGTGCCGGGCTGGTTGCACTGGCATCCGCCACCCGACCGTCGGCGCTTCGGGCATGAAATTCATAAGCTGCAGTTGGCCCCGCAACAGAAAGCCCTTCAAAGGCTGCAGGCACACGCAGGCGCAACGCTTCATCGCTTTCCATCACAGCTGCAACGGGCGGCACAGCATCATTATCAGCAGGCGTCACCGTCAGGCGTGTCACGTTGTAGTTGGCAGCGAGCTGGTCAAGATCGCCGCCCATCGCGTAAGCCACCATCACCGCCTGCGCGGCTTCGTTAATGCGCTGGCGCAGAAGCAACTCACGGTAAGCGTTCTCCTGCAACAATTTAGTGGCGGGTTCAGATTCCAGTTCCAGCGTGCGGATCACTGCTTCCTGCTCATCTTTCGGATGAAGCGCCACAAATTCTGCCTTGCGTTCGGCAAGCAGCGTCTCAAAGTCCGGCACATCCACAATCTGCGGTGCAGGCAACTGCGAAAGGTCAATCACTGCCATTCTCTGCTCCTGTTGATACGGAAAGGGACACAGGCACACCGTTATTCCGCCGCCCGGTCAGCTCCACCACCATTGAACCGTCAAAATTGCTGTTGATGGTGATGGAATCCAGCGTCAACCGTGGCTCCCAGCGACTCAGCGCCACATACACTGCCGACATGACCTGCAGGCGTAATGCCGGATTTTGTGGCTGATCTATCAGTGCCGACAGCAGGGAACCATATTCCCGGCGGGCAATACGGCTACCCTGCGGTGTCAGCAGAATGTCCCGCACCGACTGGCGCAGATGATCAATATCAGTAATGACTTTGCCGCTGGTATTGTTCATCCCGCTATAAAGCGTCATACCGGGCCTCCGGTTGTATCGCCGCCTTTCAGGACGCCAGTATGCTGATGCGCATCAACCACGATCCCGTTAGAACTCATCGCTCCGCCGCCCTGGGTAACGCCACCATTGATCACCACTTCGCTGTTAATGCGCGTGCGGTCAGCCTCCAGTACAAACTCACTGGTTTTCATGGTGATGTTGTCAGCAGCCTCAATGACCATTGATTTGATGCCCCTGACATACCAGCGCCCGGTGGCGGGTTCGTATTCAAACCAGCCACCGTCAGGATGTTCTGTCACGCAGGCGTCCGCCGACGTCGACGGTGGTGCGAACTGATTCGAATAGACAGCGGGCAGCGCAAAGGCGGTTTCCAGATTGCCGCCCAGACTCAGCAGCACCACCTGCTCACCTTCCGATGGTCGCCACCATGTACGGGCATTCCCGGCACGCAGCGTCAGCCAGCTGATCCAGTTGGTTTCAAGCTCGCCCGTTTTCACCCGGCAAAGCCAGTTTTCCCTGTCCACTTCGGTGACTACCCCTGTGCGGATCAGGTTGGTGATAAGGCGCATGATTTCGGTTAATTGTGCGTTCATAGGGAAAGGTTGCCATCAGGGGAAGAAAGGCGGCAGTGCTGCAACTTGTATCAGTGCTGATACAAAGATCACCCCGCCAGCCATTGCAGAATCATGTCGCGGGTCATTGCCTCAACATCATCATTTACACCCAGAAGGCGACGCTCTGCGTAACGCACCTCCGGCCCCTTACGACTGACGCGATCTCGCAGGCCGTAATGGTGAACGCGGGCAATGCGCTGCACCTTGCCTTCAAACTGCACGCTGGCAGAGTCGGTGCTGGCGGCAGTTTTCAGGTATTTTGTGGTGCGCAGCTTTGCAAACATCTGACGTTTGATGCGCCCCTTTTTGCTGCGTGCTGTTACCCTGCGCGGCTCATAACTGCTGCCATCAGGATTGCGCTGCATCCTGATGTTCTGCTGCTGTGTCCGGCGCAGTTCCTGCGCCAGCTGGCGCATCATGCGGCTTCTTGCGGCTGGCTCCAGATTCGCCAATAATGCACTCAGCCAGTTGTCCACCTTCTGCAGTTCATCCACGTTTCACCGTCCACATTTCTTCAGGTTCATCAGGTTCCGCTACCGCTTCAACGTTCGACACACTGCCGTCAGTGCTGACCAGCACACGCTCCGTCAGTTGCAGGTTAAGGCTGATATCACAGACATCGTTGCGCAGAATATCCACCTCAAAGGTGAATAGCTTTTCCCGTAACGCCGGGTTATTGATGGCATCGGGCTGGTTATCCCGCAGCCACAGCAAAACCGGGGCCATCAGCAGATTCTGGTCGCCGCTGAAATCCTCTATCACCACGTTCAGGGTATAGCGGTACTCCCATGACATGGAGCTGGCCCCCGTGGCAACCAGCGAACCGTTATCCACAAACAGATGCAGTTTGTCCGGGTTATTGCGGACATAAGGCACTGCTTTATTGAGGGCGTGGCGCAGGGATTGTGGTTTGTTCACTGTTTCGCTCCTGACACGCAATAATCATGTCCACTTTGTCTGCACAGACCGCCCAGGCGGCCTCCGTTTCATCCAGCAATGCGTTCAGACCACCGTTAGTGCGTGGCGCTGCCTGCTCCAGCCGACACGGCGTCACTCGCGGACAACCACTGACGGTAAGCTGCACCTCCGGTGAGTGCCGGACGTTCCCGCAGCCGGATAATGTCAGCAGGCAAAGGAGTATCAGCCCAGTGGCGTAAATCCTCGTTCTCACGTTTCAGTTCCTCAATCCGGCGTTGTCGTTGTCTCAGCAGTACGCTGGTCTGTTCTGCTTCGGCATAGAGCCGCGCCTGCTCCCGGTTATTGGTTTCAGTCAGAATGGACAGGCTGATAAGCTGGCTGTTGCTCTTTGCCAGCGCCTGGCTTTTGCTCTGCAGTTCGTCTGCCTGCGTGCTGATGGTCTGGCTGGCATCAGCCAGCCGCCACGTCTGCCAGCCCAGCGCTACCAGTAATAACGCCAGCAAAACCAGCAGCAACCGGTTCATGCGGCTACCTGTTGCGCCATCTGGTTACGTGTGATCCAGAAGGCAATAACGGTCAGCAGATAAAAGACCAGGGTAATGGCCCACCCCGTCCAGGCGAGACTTACGACAATCAGCAATCGCATCACCCAGCTGATAAATACGTTTTCTTTTCGGGTAATGCTCTTCAGCAAAGATGCCTTCAACTCCTGCCAGAGCGGGCCGTTCTTAATTAACGCAACCAGTGCTACCGGAATTGCCCCCCATGTCAGCAGGCAGGCTACCCAGACACCGGACGCTGCCAGTACCGGAAAAATCCCCTGCGGATACACCATTGCTGCGATTAACAGCGCCATCCATAACATCAGAAACAGTCCGCTGATTAATTTCTTTTTCATTTCAGTTTGCTCCCTGTAAACACCAGGCCATCTCCCGCGCACGGCGGTTATCCAGCCCCTGATTAAAAACACCTTTTACATACACCCAGCGCGGCAACTGTCGGCACGCATCCGCCCAGCGCCGCTGGTTGAGCAATTTCACCAACGTGGAACTGCAGGCATTGCCCGTCCCCACGTTGAAGGCAAACGACACCACCGAGTCATACACCTTTTGCGGCGGCTGTTGTTTCACACACCTTTCCAGCGCCCGCTCCACACGCAGCACGTTGGAAATCAGTCCTTCTGCTGCCTGTCGTTCCGTAATGGTTTTGCCGGGAATGACGCCCGACGTATTACCAATGCCGTCGGTCCAGACACCCGCGCTGCACTGATACGGCTGCAGACGACAACCTTCGTAATCGGCAATCAGTTTCAGCCCTTCCACGGAGGTGTGAAGCTGCTGAAAACCCGGCAGCGTGGCAGCAATAGCCAGCACGGCCCCGACAAGGCAGCGTTTAACGATTGATGGATTCATAGTCCTCCCGCGAGATCTGCCCGTCGCGCAGAAGCTGGTAGGCTTTGTGTTTGTAGTACCAGTTGATAGCCAGCATCAGCACACCAATCATCAGGCCGCCCAGCGTTGAGGCATCCTTGATGGACAAATCGCCCAGCCAGGCCAGCACAACGGCGATGCAGTACGTGATAAAGGCGCTGATTCGCTCAAGCGTCATAATTCAGTCCCATAGCTGGACGGTCTGCACGGTGGTGGTGGTCGGTATGTCCGGCAGCTCCACCTGCAGCCCGTGAGGTAAAAAGGGGCCGTATTCGGCAAGCCCCGGATTTGCCTTCAGTACCTGCTCCGTGACACCCTGCGTGCGCCCGTAATGACGCCAGCAAAGCGCGTCCACCGTGTCATACTGATACGCACGCACTTTCATCAGATAAGCTCCACTGTGCAGTGCGGCGCATCCTGCACCCGGCTGATGGCCCAGCGGGCGTCACGCCACAAATCACCGCTGGCTTCCGCCAGTTCCTCGCCTCGCTTCACACCGGATGCCGTGGCGTCATAGTCCTGGTATCGTTCGTTGAGCATGGCGCGTGCCCAGCAGTAAACCGCGTTGAAATAGTGCTGAATGCGCTCACTTTTGCCGTCCAGCTGTTCCGCCGGAACCTCAGCCAGCGACACATACCCCAGCATCTGCTGACGTCTGCGAAACTCATACAGCTCTGCGTTGACCTCCGAAATTGCCGACAGCGCAACCTGCTTTAAACGCGGCTGCGTCACCGTGCCGTCAGTGCGCATGACACTGCGAAACTCCGACAAGTCCACATCAGGCCAGAACGGCGTATTCCTGATGATTTCCGCCTGTTCCGGTGCCTGTTCTGGCGCAACAAACTTCATGCTGCTTTCTCCTGAAATAGAGGGCGGTGGACGGGGTTTTGATGTGGCGGTGCCTTTCGCCACCCCGTGCCGCCCGTGCGCGGGGGCACGTTCTGTCAGCGGCTGTCATTGCGCAGTCTGCGCTCCAGCTGCTGTTTGTCTTTTTTCACGCCACAGCGGGGATCGAGCTGTAACGCATGGTTGAGATGATTAAGGGCGGAAGCCGGATTGCTTTCACTCAGGACAGCGCCAATCGCTTTATGCAGACGCGCCCGTGACTGGTCCGGCATATCCAGACCGTCTGTCAGCTCCAGCGTCTGCAACAACAGATCGGCATCAAAGCCGGTGGCGGCAAGCATTGCGCTCTGTGCCGCGTCTGCCATTTCCTCTGCCAGCACGGTTTGCACATTGCGGTTACCCAGCGGCATCACCCAGCCATGACGCAGGGCATGACGCCCGATCTCCAGCGCCCCGGCATAATCTCCGGCATCAATGCGCCACAGCATCACGTACATCAGCACGTCATCCTGTTGAGCGCCTCCGGCAGCCAGAACACCCTCTGCCCAGGCGGCGTATTTCGGCAGCAGCTCCACCTTGATTTCCGCTTTTTTGACCGTGGACTGAACGCCCTTGAGACGGCGGCGGTCTTCCGCCAGTTGCAGCAGCATCAGGTCATAGCCCGATGCGTGGCGAACACTGCCGCCCTCGCGGGCGGCCTGTTCAGCCTGAACGCGCAGGCGATGCTGCCGTGCGGGACTCAGGCTCATGGATTACGCTCCGGTTTCGGCTGCGGCGGCGCTGAAATCACCAATCTGGATGTTTTCCACCAGTGCGGCGCAGCGGTAGTCCTCAACCACATAGGCTTCATTAACGGATTCAAAGTTTTCAATCCGGTCACGTTTCGGGTTGTCGATAACTGAACGGCGGCGGGTGTCTTCCTGCCAGTAGATGGACAGGTTATCCAGACGGGTGATCAGCAGTGCATTCGGCGGGAAGAACGGCGCACGCACGGCCTGCAGGCCCCCCATGCGTTTCTGGCTGATGATCATATCGGCAGCCAGTTTTTCACTGTTCTCCTGCTCTTTGTTGACCAGCGGGAAGTACTTGTCAGACAACAGTTCACGACCGCAAATCACCACCAGATCGTCATCGTCCTGGTAGACCACGTCGATAAGCTCATTGACGGCATCCATCACCACGGCGTCCAGGTTGGCATATTCGCCACCTTTCCCGACTTTCACCGCACCCGGTGTGGTTTCACCGCCCGTGGTGGTGCTGCCCATGACGTGATCCGGTGCATCCTCACGGATTTTCTGCAGCCAGCCTTTATTCACATCCTGCAGCAGCGGGTTTTCGCTACGGTTGGAGGTTTTCGCACGCTTCACGCCGTTAAAGCCGATCATGATGCGGTCCAGTGCCTGACGTTTCACGATGGCGTCACGGATACGCACCTGGAAATCCTGAAACTTCGCCCACAGGTCCAGCTTCGCGTAGGTCAGTACCGTGTCAAAGTTGGTCTGCTCGCATTTGTATTCCACATCGACCATCAGCGTAGGATCGACAGGTTCACGCTCTTTCGCGGTGGTGTCAGTGGTTCCGGCAATGGTGCTACCAACACCCAACCCCAGCAGCTGACCGGATTGCTCAGTCACTGGCGTGACGTTAATCAGCGTCAGGAAAGCGGCGGACTGCTGGATCTGGTCTTCCAGCGTCTGCTGTACAGACGGCTCCACGGTGAACTTGCTGGACAGTTCTTCAACTGCCACACCGTTCAGACGCGCCAGCTGCTGCAGGTAAGCGTTAAAAGCAAAGCGGGTATTCTTCTTCATCAGGTTTTGTGCTCCATCAGCAATTGGTCAGAGTGTCAGCGGGGGCGTTACCGCCTGTTGCACGCTGGCGGTAGTCCTGGCGGCTGTCTTCATGACTCAGCTTATTCACCAGTTCGTTAAAGGCGGTTTGCTGCTCCTGCAGAGCAGTCTCCAGTTCAGACAGGCGTTCTTCCTGCTCAGACAGGGATTTTTCGGTGCGTGTGCTCAGGTTCTGCTGCTCAGTGGCGACCAGCTCCACGGCCTTATGCACATCAGAGAACCGGGCGTCATCGGACTGCTCTTTTTTAGTAAACAACGCCGTGACACGGGCAAACAGGGACGGTTTGTCATCCTGGATTTCTTCCAGTTCGATCACCGTTTCCTCTGCAGCGGTAAAGAGATTTGCAGGATTCTGCTTGCGGTTTGCCAGCGGGTTATGAGCTGCACTGGCGCTGAATGTCAGCATTTCAGTGCCCAGACTGGCAGGGTCATCAGTGGCAGCCAGGCCAACCAGGTAGGCTTTGCCCGTATCAGCGAACTTCGGGCTGACTTCCATAGAGGTGAATAATTTCTGGCCTTTTTTCACCAGCTCCACCAGGGACTCCGTTGGCTCAACGTCGGCATACAGCGCCATCTTGCCTGCCAGTGGACCTTCCGTGATTTCTTCAGCAAACAGCGCCGTCACCTTGCCGTAGCGGTTAAAGGTGCTGTCCGGCAGATAAGACTTGATATGCTCAAGGTTAATCAGCGCGGTATACACCGCCGGGTTGTAGCTGGCTGCCATCTGTTCCAGCCATTCACGCTGGATTTCGCGTCCGTCGGTAGTGGCACCTTCCACCCCGATGCGAAAACGCTTTGCTTTCACTGTCATGAGCCGTGCTCCGTTAGAAAAAACTTACTGGAGCCTTATGGTTGCGGTGATGGGGGCAGTGAAACAATGCGCGGTATTTGTACCGATAACCACACAAACCGCAGGCGGGGAAAGCCTTCATTCAAGGCTGTAGGTTTGTGCCATGAACACCACACTGACACCCGCAGATCTCGATCCCCGTCGGCAGGCCATGCTGCTGTACTTTCAGGGATACCGCGTAGCCCGCATTGCTGAAATGCTGGGCGAGAAAGTTGCAACCGTTCACAGCTGGAAAAAACGCGACAAGTGGAGTGAATATGGGCCGCTGGATCAGATGCAGCTCACCACCGCCGCACGCTACTGCCAGCTCATCATGAAGGAGCACAAAGAAGGGAAAGATTTCAAAGAGATTGACCTGCTGGCGCGCCAGTCTGAGCGCCACGCGCGGATCGGCAAGTTTAACAATGGCGGCAACGAAGCCGACTTAAACCCTAACGTCGCCAACCGCAACAAAGGCCCGCGCCGTCAGCCGGAAAAGAATGTCTTCACCGATGAACAGATTGAGAAGCTGGAAGAAATCTTCCATTCCTCCATGTTCAACTACCAGCGCCACTGGTGGGAAGCCGGAAAAACCAACCGCATCCGCAACCTGCTGAAGTCACGCCAGATCGGCGCGACCTTCTATTTTGCCCGTGAAGCCCTGATTGACGCCCTGCTTACCGGACGTAACCAGATTTTCCTTTCTGCCAGTAAGGCACAGGCCCACGTCTTCAAACAGTACATCATCGACTTTGCCAAAGAAGTGGAGGTGGAGCTGAAAGGCGATCCGATGGTGCTTCCCAACGGGGCCACACTGTATTTCCTCGGCACCAATGCCCGCACTGCCCAGAGTTATCACGGCAACCTGTATCTGGATGAATATTTCTGGATACCGAAATTCCAGGAGCTGCGCAAAGTGGCTTCCGGTATGGCTATTCACAAGAAATGGCGACAGACCTATTTTTCCACGCCATCCAGCCTGACCCACAGTGCTTATCCGTTCTGGTCCGGTGCGCTGTTCAACCGTGGGCGCAACAAAGCCGATAAGGTGGACATCGACCTGTCCCACAGCAATCTGGCCCCCGGCCTGCTGTGCGCAGACGGGCAATACCGCCAGATAGTCACCGTGGAAGATGCGGTGCGCGGCGGCTGTAACCTGTTCGACCTCGACCAACTACGCATGGAGTACAGCCCGGACGAATACCAGAACCTGCTGATGTGCGAGTTTGTGGACGATCTCGCGTCCGTGTTTCCGCTCAGCGAGCTGCAGGCGTGCATGGTGGACAGTTGGGAAGTCTGGACCGACTTTCATGCACTGGCGCTGCGCCCGTTTGGCTGGCGCGAAGTGTGGATCGGTTATGACCCGGCAAAAGGTACGCAGAACGGCGACAGTGCCGGATGCGTGGTAGTGGCTCCGCCAGCCGTGCCGGGTGGTAAGTTCCGCATTCTTGAGCGTCACCAGTGGCGCGGGATGGACTTCCGCGCCCAGGCTGACGCCATCAAAAAACTGACTGAACAGTACAACGTGACATATATCGGTATCGACTCAACCGGCGTCGGTCACGGGGTTTACGAGAACGTGAAAGCGTTTTTTCCTGCCGTCCGGGAGTTTGTCTACAACCCCAATGTTAAAAACGCCCTGGTACTCAAGGCCTACGACATTATCAGTCACCGCCGTCTGGAGTTTGACGCCGGACACACCGACATAGCGCAGTCATTTATGGCAATCCGTCGCGCCACCACCGCCAGCGGCAACCGCCCGACCTATGAAGCCAGCCGCAGCGAAGAAGCCAGCCATGCGGATCTGGCCTGGGCAACAATGCACGCACTGTTTAACGAACCGCTGCAGGGCGAGTCCGCCAATACCAGCAATATTGTGGAGATTTTTTGATGGGAAAGAGTAAGAAGAACCGCGCTGCGTCGACGAACCAGATCCAGCATAAAAGCCAGACTTCAGCCGAAGCATTCAGCTTCGGTGATCCCGTTCCTGTTCTGGACCGCCGCGAACTGCTGGACTATGTGGAATGCGTACAGACAGATCGCTGGTATGAGCCGCCAGTAAGCTTTGACGGGCTGGCGCGCACCTTCCGCGCCGCCGTGCATCACAGTTCACCGATTGCAGTGAAATGCAACATTCTGACCAGTACCTACATCCCTCACCCGCTGCTCAGCCAGCAGGATTTTTCACGTTTTGTGCAGGACTATCTGGTATTTGGTAACGCCTACCTGGAGAAACGCACGAACCGCTTCGGTGAAGTTATCGCCCTTGAGCCTGCTCTGGCAAAATACACCCGACGCGGGTTAGACCTGGATACCTACTGGTTTGTGCAATACGGTATGACAACCCAGCCGTATCAGTTCACGAAAGGCAGCATTTTTCATCTGATGGAACCGGATATTAATCAGGAGATCTACGGCCTGCCCGGCTATCTTTCTGCCATCCCATCCGCTTTGCTCAACGAGTCCGCCACGCTGTTCCGCCGCAAGTATTACATTAACGGCAGTCATGCAGGCTTCATCATGTACATGACCGATGCAGCGCAGAACCAGGAGGATGTGAACAACCTCCGCAATGCGATGAAAAGCGCCAAAGGTCCTGGTAACTTCCGTAACCTGTTTATGTACTCGCCTAACGGTAAAAAGGACGGGCTTCAGATTATCCCGTTGTCAGAAGTGGCGGCGAAGGATGAGTTCCTGAATATCAAGAACGTGAGCCGGGACGACATGATGGCGGCGCATCGTGTGCCGCCACAAATGATGGGGATAATGCCTAATAATGTCGGGGGCTTTGGAGATGTAGAGAAGGCGAGTAAAGTATTTGTACGTAATGAATTATTGCCATTGCAAAAAAGATTACAAGAAATAAACAATTTCATAAAAGAAGGTGTTATTGAATTCCAAGAATACCATTTCTAATTAAAAAAAAGGGAGGCAACCTCCCTTTAGTTTAAACATTATCGTATAACTCTTGTATTTTCGTTGGATTTGCAAAAAATCTTGCCGGATAGGCATTCGGGTAATTATCTTCAATGTACTCTTCAGCACGTTGAATTAATGCACTTAATTCTTCGGAAAGATTTTTTTCATCTGGAACAAGAATTTCTGAGCTATTATGTATCCCAGAAACGTTGCTCAATAGTACAGACGCATAGTATCTATTACCATGCGTAATAATTAAATGCTTGCGACTATGGGTCGTTTTATCTACTGATAGTAATGTTTTACCGATCAACTTATCTATAACTCTAAAATGTAGAACAGTATTGATAAGTTTTAAACCACTTAATCTTGGATTGAAAATAGTTTTATATAGAGAGCCTTCAAAATTTTCAAAAAACCTACCGCGATTTGATTTTAGTGTCGATACAACCGTATTATTTTTACTTAAACATGCGAGTGCATTGAGCGCCTCATCCAAGTCAATGACTTTCGTATTTGTCTGTGAATGATCTTCATCTGTTCTTAGTAACTGATATTGATATCCTTCAAGCACTAACTCCCTTGCCAATCTATGTTGATCTGCCTGCTGCGATGCAAAATCTCTTCCCAATACTCTATTTTGGAAATTGTTAGCTTTTGTAATTGCATTTGCAGTTAAATTATCAGTATCATCATCTATAACAATGAATCTAGCTGGCACTTTGAGTCTATATATGTTTTCACCAAGCGCATCTTTACATGCGCCAATACTACTGACTGTTTGTGCACCATTAATGACACTTACATCACGAAAATCAAAAATCCCTCTCTCTATATTAGGAGCTGCGTTTCGTCTATGAGGAACAACTTCCTTAACCAGTACAGTAATCCCATTATTATAAAACCAAAACATATCAGGATTATCTATAGCTGTCTTTTTTATTTCCTCATTCACTTCTGTTTTACCAAGCATATTCCTTATGTTTTTTGTAAATAATCGAGCACCATGCTCTTCCCACCATTCTGCAACTTGATCACCACTAATAGCCCCGTAAAAAGCTTGATATGGTTCATTCAAAAATCCAAAACGCTCAATTTCAACCCTGTTAAGATCAATTTGATTTCGAGAGCCATTCTGTAACCAATGCATCATATCTTCAGAGGATATTAAATGAACCTGAAATCCCCAGTTCTCTTTAGGCTCATCCTCAGGTGTAAAAGCTGCAGCGTTTAATTGATATTGCCATTCCCGCATATCATTTAATATTTCCTCTGCAGCACCTTTTTTACCTGTATGCGCCATCGCAAAGATGAACTTGTATTCAAAACTACTTAAAGCCGCACTTATTTCCCCGCTTTTATTTTGCAATATGGAATCAAATAATTCGTATCTTTCACTTTGTAGCTTCTCACAAGCATCCTTAAAACACATAAAATCGGCTCTTGTCCAAGTGCCGTTTCCCGATTGGTGAAATTTTGATTGAACAACAACAACGATTTTTTCGTTATGGTTGATTGCTATTCCATCTATACCACCATCTTCACTACTATCACATACAGACTCCCCTGCATACTTATCATCCACACATCCTAACTGATACATAGTGAATGCGGCTAAAGCCCTGCTAGCCATTTTTACATCATAGTCTGCTTGGCCTGGTGCACACTCTCTTTTATGGATGAATTCTTCATATCTCTTACGTAATACAGATCCTAGCCTCTGAGCCATAACCTGTGCTGTCGCAGGTGCAGCAATAGCATTATCTTCAAGCCGAATATCAGTTACAAAAGCCACAGTCCCTCCATAAAGACATCTGGTACAACTCAATGCTGGGAATAGTGCACATTTCAATGAGATAAATCCACTAATAATCTAGGATTTATGAGTTAGCGCGCGCTCGTATCCCCGCCACGCCTGCCCGCTTTATGTAGTGGTTTTCATGCACCTGCATGATCTACGCAAAAGCCCACCAGTTCTGGCGGGCCTTAGCAAAAACGATCCTCAAACGATCATGCGATCTCATGCGGCATAGACATGCACTACAGAGCTAACGCCTCGCAAGGGCTCGTTGTTCAACCTTGCTGACGCCAGAAACAAGTTCAGACGCCAGCAACGTTTCTTAATGCAGCCAGCTGTCGTCTTCCCACACCTTCTGCATAATTTTCATCACTTGCTTCCTTTCTTCGTCCAGTTGCAGTCCGGTCAGTTCCACACCGTTAGAGCTACCTTTGCGGATACGAATTACCGTTTTGGGATACAGGGGGCGCAGATTACGGTAAAGCTCGGATTCAAGGGCGTCCAGGGTAGACTGGCTAATCTTCTGCTCTTTATCGATCATTATTTCAATGCGCATAAAAGTCACCTCAGCTGATGACATCCATTGAGCGGTTGTATTCGTGGCTTCTGATTTTTGCCATGAGTTCATCAGTCAATTCAGAAACCCACTGCAGAGCCAGTCCCTTCTCTTCATCACTACACTCACTGGCCGCTACAAGCTTAAGAAAAAAATCAATGCGCTGGAGCTTCAAAGACTCCAAAAAATAGTCCTGCATCTTTCCTCCTATGACACCACACGCAATACTGTATGTATAACCACTGTTTATATTTACAGTATATAATAATCTTACTGATGTAAAACGTTTTTTTACGTTTATCAGCCTGATATGCCTGGTATTATTAAGAGCACGAATGGTTAACCATCGTAATTAATACAGGTTTCGCCACTTATCATCTTCCTGCAAACGCTGGTTCCGATAGAAGATACGCAGGCCTGCTCCTGACGGAATACTGCCGCCGCGAAGGAGTAAATCGACCTCTTTCTCGCTACCATCAAACCCTCTGGACTTCAGCTCATACACGAGCTGCTGTCGCTGATGGTCTGTAATTCGCTGTTTGTAGTCTTTACGCCGTTTCGGTTTAACCAGGTGTAACCTTGCTGCCAGTTCCCGGCGTTCTTTTTTGCTCATACTGTGCAGGTAATCGTGCAACTCCTTGTCATCCATGCGGGTGATATCCGTTCTGGTATCCCCATCAGCTGATTTGTCTTTCCCTTGTTGGTTCAAATTTTCAGCAAGGGGACAGTTATTGCCACGAGTCCAAGGGGCGCAAGCGCCCTGGTCGGCTACCGCCTCCTGAACGTCAACGGCTTTACGGACCATTTTCCACTTCACTGCATGAGTGCAGATCTTGCCCTCTGCAATGGGTGACCAGATGCCATAAATACGAATGCCGTGATCGCCATAGGCGGTCGGCTCTTCGTTAATTTCATAAGCAGTTCTGATGAGGTGATATTTGCGGGGAACCAGTACGCCACCCTGCTTCATGATGTAAGTGGCAAAACAACCAGCATCAGCAGCAGCCAGGATGGCATCAAGGCGCGGGTTATCCAGTACCGGCGCACCTGCTTTTTTGTCGCCCTGTTGCCTTGCCGCCTGACCAGCCAGCAATCGCAGTTCACGGTAAGCCTGACGCCCCGGAATACCAAAGAAGCGGAATTGCTGAACACGATGCAGAGACGCCCAGGCATTAACGTATTCAGCGTTATCACGCAGGGATTTACCCGTTTCCTTGCTGATCTCGCCAGCCAGACCACGCCCGTCAATGTTCTTACTAATGTATTTCGCGATGTAGCTTGTCGGTGTTCCTTTGCGCGGGTTTATCAGCTCAGATTTAAAGCGTGGACCAGTGTTATTACCCAGTTCCTCGCGGTCTTCACGGATGGCAAACTTACGCAACAATGCAGTAATGGCACGGCGGTCTTTTTTGCGCATGAAACACAACAGGTGCCAGTGAACCGTACCGTCATGATGCGGCTCAGCCACCCGCACGCCATACCAGCGCAACCCGGCTTTGTGCATCGCCTTACGAAATGCAGCAAACATGCCGACCAGATAATCGCTGCTTTGTCTTACCGTCGCATTTGTCCAGGTTGGGTTTGGTCTGCCGTTATTGAGCGTGGAATGGAAACGTGACGGACAGGTAATGGTGTAGAAAACGGCGCAATCACCACGCATTTCCGCGATAAGCTCCAGACCTTTAACACAGGCCATCATCTCATTGCGGCGGTGCGCCGGGTTGCTGCTGCTGGCGTTTACCACGTCTTCCATATCCAGCGTGTCGCCCTCTTCGTTCACCAGTTCATGAGAACGGAAAAACTCCAGTGACTTGCGGCGCTGCTCACGTTTATGCATCACGGCTTCATAGCTGACATAGGGAGATGCTTTTTTGCTGACCAGGCAGACAGCACGCAACTGCTCTTCCCGCCATTCGCAACGCATCTTCCATAATTTCCGATACCACCAGTCGGCACACAACATACGCGCAAGCGAACCCGGAATGAGTTCATAGGGCACGGGTTTACGGCGGTTTCTTTTCCGACGGAGTTGCTCAAACGCAGGCGGAATAACATCCAGACGCAGGGTTTCCGCTGCCACCTTTTCCCATGTTTTGCGGATTTCTTCTGGCTTAACGTCATCGGTGGCATACAAATCACCACAAGCGGCATCAAGGCACATGCTCATATGCGCAGCGACAAGGGTAGACAGGCGCTTCACCTGATCCTGACTCATTTCAGGCAGGATAAGCAGGCCGTCCAGCCCTTCATGGCTTGCCATAAAACGAAAAGATGCAGATAGCTGGCTGTCGCGTACATGCTCCAGTCGTTCCAGACATGGCTTAATCGTCTCACGTAAATAGCGGGAATAAGCCTTTGGCCTGCCCAGGCTGCTAAAGTATTCAATACGTTGCATCAGCGGCTTGCTGATATGGGAAGGCTGGGCGTTGACGTCCGCCAGAATGACCATATCCGGATTAAAACGCTGCTGCTCATGCGCCAGCTTTGCCCGGCTAATGAGCTTATCCTGCTCCATTTCGCGCTGGACAGGATCACGTGATTCATTAAAAAAATAACGCTCCCAGACCTGATCACTCAGTGCCTCGCGGCGCAGTTGTTCCTGCTCGTTATCGGCAGCGTACAGAGTGATCAGGTTTGAAAGCGCAGAAACCGGCGCAACTTCCGCCGGGTCCAGATAAGGGTTAATGGCCTTTTTCGGGCTGTTCCATGAGAACGCTGCGGCAGCCTCGTTAAAGCCGCAGCAGTTGTTCATATCGGCATGACTCATGCACGTACTCCGTACACGGCTGAACTATCCACGCCACGCGAAGGATCAAATCCCACCCAGCAGCGCGGCCCGGAAACAGCGATGATTTCTGTTGCAGATTTACTCTCACCAGCTGCCACACCGATGCTGCGTTTTGCCTTGATGTAGTGGTGAGTAAAATTGCGATACAGCGAACGGATCAGGGATGTGTCACTGTTAGAAACAATGACCGGATGTCCTTCTGATGACCGATGTTCAAGAACGGATGCCAGGTGATACTGGTCATCTTCAGTGAAACCATCAGTGTGATAGCCGGAAAACGTACCGTCATACGGCGGATCGCAATACACCACATCCCCCACCTGCAGCATCGCCAGCGTTTCATCAAAGCTTGCGCAGATAAACGTTGCCCGCTGGGCTTTCTCTGCAAATGCGCGAATTTCTTTTTCAGGGAAATACGGATTTTTATAATTACCGTACGGAATGTTGAAATGCCCGCTCTTGTTATAGCGACATAACCCACGGTAACCATGACGATTGAGATACAGGAAATATACCGCTTTCATGAAATCAGTAATTTCAGTGGAGTAATTAAACTCCTGCCTTATGTTGTAATAAGCCACATCCCTGTTTGCTTCCTCAAATAAAGCTCTGGCACGAGATATAAACGCTTCGCAATCAGCGACAATCTTTTTATAGAGGTTGATTAAATCAGGATTAATATCCGCAACAAGATAGCTGGGGTAATCCGTCTCCATCATCACAGCACAGGAACCCGCGAAAGGTTCAACCAGTCGCGGGCCAGCAGGAAGATGTTTTTTCAGTTCGGACATAATGGCGGTTTTATTTCCCGCCCATTTCAGGATGGTGCTCATACAACACCTCCGTTGTAATGTTTGCCTTTCAGCTCTGCGATTTCCTGACAGGTAATGCAAAGCTGCACTCCAGGAATGGCGCGGCGTCGTGCTGGCGGAATTGGCGCTTCACATTCAATACAAAGCACACGAGACACGCCCGGTGTTTTGGCACGGGCAGCACGGATATAGCGCTGGCGTTCTTCTTCAACGCGCTGCTGTACGAGATCCATTGCATCTGCCATTAGTGGATCTCCTGCGCTTCGTTCTGGATTGCTTCAGCAGTCACACGCAGCAGTTCTGCCGCTTCGACGTGGTTTAGCTGGCGGGATGTGATATGACACGCCAGGCTATCAAGGCGAGCTGCCATTGCTTCAGCCCTTGCCCGGCGTTCTTCCAGACGAGCCTCTGTCAGTAAAATATTAAGCCCTGCATCATCCGGTCCGGTTTTAGTCGTGAGGGTTTCAATATTACGCATAATCAATTCTCCTGAATTTAGATAAAGGGATGCCCGGCGGGTTTACGCCATTAATTTCATTAGTTGCTTAATTCGGCATGGTTAGCCGTCTGGGAAATAAGCTCACCACTGCACGAAAATGATTCATTGCTTTAATCAACTCCCGCTTTTCGTCAGTGGTCAGCTCATTAATGCTGATGCTATGACGTTCAGCTGGAATTTTTGCCATAAAGAATATGGCAGCCAGTGCTCGTTTATTTTGTTCGTTATTGATATCCCGTGGATCACGCATATCTTTAATAAACCGCTCAAGCTCTGACTCAATATTCAGGCCAAATACTTTCGCCCTTAACTCCGCAATGTGATTAAGTCCATTCAGGCGTTCACCGGGGCTTATTGACATCCTCCCCCACCTTCGCACTTCGTGACTCAGGAGGGGGATTCCCATTAGTGGGTGACGGCTGATTGC